CAACGAGAGCAGAGCGTGAAGAGATATGGCAGATTACAACCCATCTAGAAAATTTGGGCTACAAGATTACGTCACTGAAGTCTCAGGACGGGATGCTTACGGTCACCCTATCAATCCCTCTTCTTTCCTCAAGAACGTAGAGGATACCTTTAATGAACTCCAAGAATTACTCGTCAAAAAAAATCTTGATTACGGTCCGAAGAATATTTCAGAATCGCCAGGTGGACCTATCAATGGACTGCGAGTACGTATGCACGATAAATTGGCAAGGATTAACAACCTCGTCGACAAGCAAGTGTCAAACCCACAATACGAATCACTCGAAGACTCCTTCAAAGATATGGCGAACTACGCAATCATAGGTCTTTTAGTCTTAAGAAATAAGTGGGACAGATGATAGTTCAACTTAGCAAGGATGAGGTCAGAGTCTGTGCCAACCTTGCAGTCGAACGCTGGCTGACTAAGTTTGGCTCAGTCGATAGACCGAACTATGCCGACGGCAAGAAGGCTGGCAGGCTAGAGCCTGAGATTAACGCAAACATCAGAGCCAATGTAGCAGAGTGGGCAGTGGCTAGAGCATACAACCTTCAGTGGTCTGTGCCTTGGTATCCGAATGAGTTCCACTTAAGACGTAAAGATATTCCCGATGTGGGCAATAACCTAGAGGTCAGGACTGTGCGCACACTAGATTCCATTCCATTCTGGAAGAAGGATGCTGGCAAGACTATCGTTGGAGTAAAGGTTCTTGATGAAGAATACTACTCAGAGGTAGAAATCTATGGTTCATTTGTAGCAGATTACTATATGAACGATACATACTACAGAGCCGACATCAACGGATGGCGTGTTCCAATCCAAGAGATAAGAGAGCAATTCAATGAACGAACAACAACTCTTTGATTGGCTAAAGACCAATCACTTCCCCGACCTTAACAAGTCAGAGTCTGAGTTCGACGGCTTCGATTGCCAGTCAGACGATAAGAAACTATTCATAGAACTTAAGTCACGAAAGACTCACTATGATGAGTTGATAATCGAGAAGTATAAGTATGACTTTCTTGTGACCGAAGCAGGCAAGTTATCTTATGCGCCTTGCTATATAAATTACACCCCACAAGGGGTATATTTTTTTGACCTTGATAAATTACTTAAGACTGAATATGATTTCAAGTGGCAGGACAAGTGGCTACCAATCACTACTGAGTTTGCTAATAACAATAATAGGATTAAGAAAGTTGGAATGTTGCACACTGATTGGGCGGTGAAGTTAGTATGATGAGCGCGAACTGGGATGACATTCAGAAGTGGGATTACGTTGTTGATAGCGTAGCCTTAGAATACTCCCGCAAGTTTGATATGGTAGAGATTTCAGACTTAAGACAAGTGCTATGGATGTGGTTCTCTGAGCACCCTAATAAACTAAAAGAGTGGGAAGCAAAGGGTGAGAAGGATGCGAAGAATCTAATTTATCGTAGCCTTAGGAACCAGGCTCTTGATTACTGTCAGAAGTGGAAGGCTAAGACAATCGGCTATGATGTTTCTGATTTGTATTACTACGCACCTGAAATGGTCGAAGCCCTGTTGCCCTCTGTCTTAAGAAGTGAATACAACACAGCACATAAGTTAAACTTAGGTAGGGTTGGTCGCCCGTCGGCTCCTGCTGAGGGTGGCAACCTCGTTGCTATGATGATTGAGGTTGACTATGCTTACTGGAAACTAGGCAAAGAGGATAGGAAGATTCTCTTTATGCGTCACGCAGAGTCTATGGACTTCAAAGAGATGGCTAACTTCTTAAGTCTTGGAACTGAGGACGCTGCTCGTATGAGACACAAGCGCAGTATCAATCGGTTGATTAGAAAACTTGGTGGCTTCAAGCCATTTCCTGATTATGATTCAGAAGAATCTAAAGAGGAAGAGCAAGAAGACTAGCGGTTATCTGTCTTGTAAAACCCTGAGCCCTTGAACTGTATGCTTGGTGCTGACCATTCGCGCTTCATATTCCTGCCACACTGGACGCATTCTGGACCACACTCATAGTGCTCCGTCGTTTCTACATAAGACTTACACTCATCACATCTGTATTCGTATCTTGGCATTGTCCTAGTCTATCTCGGTAGGTGCGGTTGCTAATGCTCCGCATTGTTTACATTCTTGTCTTAAGTCATACCATCCTACGGCACGAGTCTCTTCGTCCCACATTACGGTTATGTTCCACATCTTTGAGCCACATACGCATACCATAGTAGGCTCGCCAGTTAAGTCAATCATCAATAGTGATTATGTCTTAAGTGAAACTTCATTGCTTGGCAGGGTGTTTCGTATCGGTGCTGGATGTACTTGTAGGTGTGGAGGATTTGGGTAAGGGGGTCTGTGCTAGTTTCCTTAAGACGCTGACCAATCCCAAACGCTGATGAACCTTGTTGGTTCTTCGCCAAATGGTCATACCTACTCTCCTTCATAATGATGTAGTCGATACACTTCCATTGCATCTTACGCCATCCATAACCTGCCCAGGCTACACGTTTAGCGAGGGCTTTGTTTGCTTTCTTCTCTCCCCACGTTGCGTGTCTTGATTCTATTGCTGGCTTTTCTTTCGGTCTTAAGACTGGGGAAAGGGTGTGTGGCATTGACACCAGGAGAAGAGCACCAACCCCCACACCCACAATCGTCTTTCGTTTCATCATCTAACACCTTTGCTCAGTATCTTTCTGACTCTGCGAATAAGAATCCACTCGTTCTTGTATGAGTGAAGTTTCTTTCTGCCCGTTAGTTTGATTCGTTCCAGGGTAAATAGTCCACCCCAAATTATACCAGGCACTAGGTTCTCCCGTTCTAATCCTTGCTCTAGACATTGGTTTCTAACGGGACAATCATTACAGTATTCGAGCGCTTCTACTAGTCTTAAGACTTGATAGCGTTGCTCGTCAGGGTCGTGCCAACCTTTGTAAGACCATAGGTCAGGGTCGGGATGGCGTTGGCATAGTGCTTGCTCGTGCCAATCAGGAACTTTCTTGACTCCCTCTATCACGGCACTGCCCTTAAGTTGCTCCGTAATTCAATGACCGACACGGCTTTGCCGTAGTCAATGTCTTGAGTATGAAGGACGGAATACTCTTGGTTTTCATAGAGCCACTCGTCTTGTTCTTCTGTCTTAAGACTATCCCAGTTGTCGGGAAGTTCGCCCTTTGTTGTGACGTCTATGATACGCACACCCTTTAATTCGTAAGTGACTCTATGAGTTGCCACTCTCTAACTCCTTTTCTGCTAGGTCGTGAAGGTAGGAATCAACTGCTAACTCTGCGTTCTCTACTTGCTTCTCGAAGTAAATCTCTGCGTCGGTAATACAATCCACGACGTAGTCTTCCATTTGGTAGCGGTTGTTCTCGCTGTCGTAGATTTCTACTGCCTTTTCCCATACCTCGTAAGGTGTCTCTTTGAAGTTAGCGTCCCACCACGCCACCATAATTTCATCATAAGGCGAGTAGTTCTCGGTGAGTTTCTTGATTACGTCTATGACTTTCATTGTTGTGCTCCTGTCTGTAGTTGTTGGATTTGTTCTGCCTTTTCTAGCATTAAGTTATGATACCTGTCGAAGTCTTCATTAGTCAAGGATTCGTTTCGCATTTCTCTTGCGCCCTTGTATTCCTTCTGAAGTTCTTTTAATCTTTGCCCCCGATTTATCATTATCTTTTTCCTGTCTTAAGACGTTTGATTAAATCGTTGATAACTATTGAGCCCCACCAAAAGAGCACGGCTCCAGCGAATAAGATAAAGACATAAGCGATTAGTTGTAGCAAGGCGGGGAGCCAAGCCAGTTGTATCTCAGTTAAAAAGTCCATTTGATTTCTCCTTTATCTCTATCTGTCCGTGTTCGATAATTTCAATTAGTAGTTCAGTTATGCGAGTAAGTTGCTTTATGTGTTCGAACATTAGTTGTCCTCTTTAATCTCGCCCGCTAGTTTCATAATACTTTCAAGGTGCTCGAGCGCTTGCGTTTTTCTTTTGTAGTTTGTTCCGAGTAATTGGTTCGCAACTTTTAAGGTGTTTACATTTCTTGAGATTTTTGCTCCTGTCTTAAGTTCTAATTTCATAGATGAGTGTAAGTAGTGAAGGCGTAGAAGGTCGATAGATTTCTCGCCTCCGCAACCTGTGAAGTTGCCCTCTGCGTCGTACCTAAATCCTTCGCGTCCTTCTGTTAGTGCGTCGAGTGTTTTGCTTGGTATCATTTCCGTTCTCCTGTCTGTTGGTTGGTCTTGCTTTAGTTGTAAACTACTCTTGACTTGCTACGTTGTCCAGCATTTCGCTTGTGATGTCGGACACTTTCCGAGTGATGACATTCATTGAGCGGAACTAAACAATCTCCACACATTGGGTTATGTCTTAACGCTTGAGAATCATCCTCACATTGGTAGGCGTGTTTAATTATGAGGTCGCCGTATCTCTGCCCACATACTCCGCACCTAGGCATATGGACACCTTCTCTTATGGTGTTCCATAATGTCGCGCTCACAAGAACAGCAAACCAATCTTCCGTTTTCGTTCTTGATGTAGTTCATTATTTTTCTCCTGTCTTAAGTAGTTGTAGTGCTAGCCCTGCCATTACTTCTATCTCTACATTGGTAGCCTCGCTCCAATCCACCTCTAGCCATTGGTCGATGTAGTTCTGAACCTCCAGGGCTTCCGCTAGTGGAATCTCTAGGAACTGTGCTATTTGATTAGTGAATAAATTACTCCCTGAAATCTTTTTCATTATCGCGCTCCTCTCAGTTGCTCGATTGTATTCTCCAGGGTTTTCTTATCCTCGCTCCAAAATGTCTGTCCGTTTATGGTGACACCAAAACACATCTTGCCAAACTTCATCTTGGATTCTTCCCAGGTGATTGTTAGGCTACTCATTATCTTTCTCCTGTCTTAAGTCGTTAAGTTTATCGGGTC